ACTGCGCTTTCTGCAGGTCCTCGACCGGGTTGTTCTTATAGGTATACCTCCACAGATACTTCATGCAGTTGCCTTTCAGATATCCGCGAAATGCCTCTGGGGTCATAGACTCCTCAATGGCCTCGATACACTCGATGCCGCCGGTTCTGTAATGGCTTGGGCTGTTGACCGCATCATCTTCTGGCCAATCTTCGATAGCCGGTATAGATTCCTTTAATCGTCGCCAGTCTTCGCTTGTAGCGTGCTTCATTCTGTATTCTCCTCAATTTGGATTTTAATTTCATCAGGCGTATCAAGATCGCAGCGATGACATAAACCATAGCTATCACCGTGATCATCAATCCAATACGACAGAGCGATTCCACATTCACAATAAAGCCTTTTAATGTGGGTCTTCTTTTTATGCAGCGAGATAACATCACCCATCCAGAGCCTCCACTGTAATCTTCACCCTAGAGTCTTCACCGTATTTTTTATGGTAGACAATAGCCGTCATACTCCGCTCTGATCCAAATCCCGAATCTGAGTGCCATTGGTCTGTAGACGTAAGGCTACCGAACCAGGAGAATTGCATGCTGCCATACTCCCGGCTGACATGGTGGTGGATATGCCCCAAAAGACAGTATCTATTTTTATGCGATGACCACTCGTTGTCCAGGTTCTTGATAACCGTCTGCAGTATTTGCTCTGGCTTTATCCGGTCCCCGTGGTGGTAGACCCACATATTATTGCCCCACTCGTAATGCAAAAACTTTGAGTAGTTTTCTAGCACATTTACCCTGGGCTCTTTCTGATACAGAATCTCCAAGCAGCTAGACAGGTGGCAGGCCATGTCGCTGTCATGGTTGCCCCGCACATTTACTACTATGACGTTCTTGTGGACCGTCAGCATCTTGTCGATCAACATCTGAAACAACCTACCAGCCAGCTTAAATGTCTTACCAATGCGAGTATCTACATCTACCCTGGTTCCAGCGGTGGTCTCGTTTTTGCTTGAGTCGGCGTGGAAAAAGTCACCCACGTTTAACAGTATTGCGGTCTCACAGTCACCTACTCTGACTAACAGCCTGTCAACAGCGTCAATAAGAACCTTGGTCGCTATCTTGATATCCCAGTCGTCGTTATCCAGCTTGGTAGCAGCATCAGCGAGCATCCCGTAATGGTGGTCGCCTACAATATAGGTGGCAAGATAGTCGGCATTAACTTTCTTTGGCGCCTTGACCGGCTTCTTAAATCCAGCCAGGTCATCCTTCATGCCCTCCATCATCGCCTCAACCTTCTCTTGCAGGCTGCGCTTCAATGGCTCTTGGATAACCCACTGTAGGGCTATATCACCCTCGGAGTTGAAAGCAGTCGAAACTCGCTTCGCCTCAAAGCCCTCCATGGTCTCATTGTCTACATTGCGGTGCGGCGCCACTGCCTTACTAGCAGCCCTGCCCTCAATGCCTCTTAACGTCCTATCTACGGTGCGCCGATCCAACCCCAGGGCTTTCGCTGCCTTGTTGTTGCTTCCGTGATTAATAACAGCCTGGCATATCTCGGCCTGGCGCTCAGTTGCTGCAAAGCTGATCAACTTACTAGCGCTTAGTTTGGACATTCTATTGTTCCTGCTTTCGCTTTAATTCAGTGTACTCATTGTACTCTGGTAAAGATAAATAAACACCCTTCTCAATCGCCCAGGCGTATACCTGGTCCATGAAAAAACACATCTCTCCTTTCTTCAGGCTTGCGGTGCTTTGTATCTGGTCTTTGAGGGTAGTCTGCCCAACCTTAATTGTTTTGGTCACCAGAAACTTATGCTTCATCATCCACTTAACGCCATCTGGTGTAGCGTCAGGGATTTTCGCTATAAACTTGTCACTCAGCTCCCGACACCACTTGTGAAATAATGCGTTCTGGTCCAACGTCCTGGTATCCACCCACGGCTCCAGCTTGATTGATAAAGGGATAGAGTAATCCCAGTCCTGCAGGCGCTTAATGAGGTGCGGAACCTTCCTTTCCACTTCAGTTGCGTGCGATATTTTAACGTGGTCTCCCTGGCTCATAACTTCACCCTCAAAAACTTGTCCGACAGCTTCATTGTGCTGGTCTCCAGGCGATCATATAGGCTGTCTTTCGACTTACCAATACCGCCACATGCGTCGTCAACTTCCCTTACCTGCCTGTCGCCAACCTCAGCCCTGCCTACCATCCTGGAGTGCATTGTCTTGTTCTGCACGCCGGTCAGTATTGATATCTCGCGCAGCGTGTACATCTTGCCAGTCACCAGGTTGTCATGGGTTCCAGTGAACTTGTACTTTCTTGGATGTTTGCCAGACGACCTGGGCTCTAATCGCTTGTCAGGCATTCTTGAGCTCCCCATCGTAATAAAACCCAAACTTGTCGAGATAATACTGCTTCATCGACAATTGCGCATCTGTATCCAGCCAACTGATGTCAGTCATCTGCATGTCGATAGACTTAGCCCTTATGCTTTCATTCTTGCCAGCCTTCTTGGCCATCGGAGAGCCGCCCTGGTTCTGCGCCCTGGCTAGCCAAGAGTTAACAAAGCGCTTAATACCTTGTTTGGTCTTGCGTTTAGTTGGATTCGCGTCGCACCAGGACTCCATTGCCATGAGCTCTTGGTGAACATTGACGGCAGGATACGCTCTCTGCCAAGCGATAGTGTCAGCTTCATCTGGCTGCCAGTCTTCTTTGGTATTTAATAACATGTTTTCCCCTTATCCGTGGTTAGCGAATTTGCCGTGCAGCTTTTCCCGCATTTCCTTTACTGCCTTCTCCGCATCACTAAGATTGTCGTGCAGACCGCAATAATAATCCTTAGAATCACAGCGAGTCTTAGCCACCCACTTGCCTGCCTGCGTGCGCCAGCTTACACCCTTTACGCCGCTTTTGCTGTTTTTGTTAATCGACCTGTTGTGCTGGTTTTGTTGCGCAGAAACAGCGCGTAAATTTTCAATCCGGTTATCATGCCGGTCGTTGTTGATGTGGTCTAGGTACTTAGGCATGTACCCGTGGTGATATAAAAAAATGAGCCTATGCTGATAATAGGGAATTCTGTTTACGCCGCAAACCTTGTACAAACCTGTGCCGCCGCCTATTAGCTTGCCAGACTTTCGGCCATTCCCTTCGCGCCAGTACAAGTTACCATCACGGTACTCAAATTTTTCCTTAATTTCCTCTAATAACTGCTTTTCGCTTAACTCTTTCATCGCACTTCCCCGTTGGTTTAGAAACCTTAGTATCTTTGTTTCCGAAAATATTGTCAAAGTTTTTGTCAAACTCAACTTTATTGGTCGGTCGCTGTTTACTTCCTTTACCGCTCATACTAATCTCTCGCTTAATACTGTCCAAGCCTTAGCCGCCGTTTGCGGTACTACTCCGTTTCCCAAGAGCCTAATCCTGTCCACCCTGTCGGCACACCCATTAACCACTCTACCCACTCTGGGTTCAGTTGGCCAGGGCATTCCGACCTGCCGCCAGCCTGATCTATCACTACTGTTGTTAGCGACTTCTGAGTGCCTTTCTTTGTCGGATCGCTCCGGTCTTGATAGCCAAGTCGAGCTTCGTGTGCTGCTGGAGTCGCCCAATTCCTTACCACTGTCGCCAGCCCGTCCCCGCTCGTTTTGCTCACGCCCTTGCGGTTGTAATTCCCGTTGACTGTGACGGTCGGCCAGCTCTCCGTTGTCTCCATCGAATCCCTGAGCTTTACCGCTATCGCTAGGTTGTCGGGAACCTTTTTGTTTTTTGATTTTGGGTCTGTCTTCCTCTCCATCCGCGCTTTCCACGTTTCGTAAGTTTGTTCCGGCATCATCGCTTGAGGCGTAGGCCAATTCTGCTGTCGATTCATTACTTGCTCTGTCAGGCATCCCTCGACATACTTCCGCCCAATACTCGCCCTGTACTCCACTCTCTTTTGCATCCCGCTGGGGGTTCTGCTTATGTCTATCGTCGTTGGACTCAGCCAAGATGTAGACTCGTTTTCTTTGGTGAGGTGCGCCAACTTCACGCGCTGAGAATATTCCCCACGTTGCTCGGTAACAATCTTCTTCCAGGTCGCTGATGACGCTGGAGAGTCCAAGCGAGATGTGTCCCTCGACGTTTTCAAAGAAGCATCTAGCAGGTCTAATTGATTCGATGTGTCTCCGTATGTGGGGCCAGAGGTGTCTTGGGTCATCTTCTCCGAGTCGCTTCCCTGCTGCTGAGAAAGGTTGACATGGATATCCTCCAGTGAGGATGCTAACTTTTCCTCGAAATACTTCTGCTGGGAAGGTTTTAATATCCGTGTAAATAGGTGCGGGAGGTAACTGCCCGGCTTCCATCTTCTGGACCAGGTTCGCAATGGCGAAGGCTTCGATCTCCACATAAGCGATGACTCTATGTTCAATCCCGGCAAGGTCAAGTCCTCTTTCGATTCCACCATATCCTGCGCAAAATGCGATGACAGTTGGTAATTCTTTGGTAATATCCACATCATTTTTCCCTATGTTTTATGTAAGTAATGGCTCGGCAAGCCTCGCCCAGTATTTAATAAATGTTTCTTTATATTTACTTTTTTTCTTATTATTTGCAAGACGATATAACCCTTTCTACTTAGCAAAGTAGATTTTTAAATCTGAGGGCAAAGCGACTCAGTGACTAATTTGTGCTCGTATTTAGAATCACGCCATCCTGGCCGTCGTTATTTCCTGCTCGGCAGTCAAACCGATTAGGAGGTGCTAATAGAGGGGTCACTCTCGATCATGGGTTATTAATTCCCACGCCACACACCCGAACACTTGAGAGAAAAAGAAAGGGAGACCTAGTGTACTGTATCGTACAGTATGGTAAACTTGCCTTTCTTCTTCTTCGCACAAGAAGTATAAGCCTTTCCCCGGCTTACTGTAAAGCCCCCGCAATGGGGGTTTTATTTTATTCTCCTTTTAGCTGGCAAAACTGATCCAGCGTCAAGTCAAATATCTTGCACAATCCCTGCACAGTGTGCAGCTTCATGTTTTCCTGCTTACGCCATTGAAATACTCTCTGGCGGCTTACGTTCATTAAGGTTGCCAGGCGGCTAGAATTGATGTTATTTAGCTCCTGGGCGATTATTAAGCACTGTCCTGCATTAGTCATAGTAAGTATCCTGTGTTATCCTTGGAAGGTAGGGCTGCTCCCCCGGTCCTGCATTCTCCTATGGTAGTTTGCCCCCTGAAAGCACTTGTGCCGTAAGGGGGCTTTTTTACCTTAGAAGGGGATGTCTTCATCGAGCTGTTCAATGCTCATATCGGCCTGCTTTACAGGTGCGCTTGCCTGGCCGTCAGTGTAAATCACCTTCACATTACCCAAGATTGGCGTCTGAACCTTAGCGTCGCGCTCTTCTTTGGTGACCGATTGAGATATAAATCCATTGTTCTCATATTGGTCCTGCTGATCAGTATCTACAAACGTAGTCAGGTCCAGGTATGTACCCTTGGCTCCCTTGTACAGTCGTGATTTGTCGATCTTGGTAACATCGATTCGTACAGATAATCCTACTTTCATTTTAACTTCTCCACTTGGTTTAGTATTTCCGCCACGGCCTTGTCAACCTCGGCAGACAGTTTAGCGATATAGTCGTCATCGCGTTCTACGCGCACTAGAACGTGCGGCATTTCTGGATGGTAGGCAAAAAAGTCCCACCAATCACGTTTGGTAATCCACATGCAACCTTGGATTTGCTGCCAGTATTTCTTGACCCCGACCTGAGGGTCTCTGAGATAGCTGACCATCGTCTTAGGCGCAGGACATTTAATCTCTAGCCCTCCCTGGTCGCCTACCAGGCCGTCAGGCGAGCAACCAAAATCCCAGCTAGTATCAAGGATAAAGCCAGTCTCGATTACATCATTGCCAGAGATAAACTCATATGCCTCCCTAGCTTCTGGCTCTAACGCAGTGCCGCGCTCCATCCACTCGGTAACGTGGAACGGCTCAGATTGCCCTGTAAGGCGTTCTGCGATCAACTCATTGATGTACCCATCAGCAGAGGTGCTAGGCTTCCCAGTTAGCGTTATTATCTTGGAAAACATGCTAGCAGAGGGCTTACCCAGTCGTGCGGCAAGCCACTCTGGTGAACCCTGCTCATGGTCCAGGATGATCACTTTTTAGCCTCTAGTGCGGCAACAGCACGGTCATAGTGTACAGCCAGTATCTGATCGACTGAGTTGACCTTCAGCCACTTGCAGAATTTCTCACTGTCAGCACCAGTCTCATCAAGTAATTTCTTGATGGCTATGATCTGATCATCAGAGACAACCTTCTTATCGTCACCGCGTAGCATTGCAGATTCTGCATCATCGTCTGCAGTTGGGATGCCAGCGATAGACTGCAGGGCGTACCGTCTTGCGTAGGTGATAGCTGAACCTGAAGCCTGGGGGTCTTTCTTAACAGTTGGCAGGGTGTATTCCATCTCCAGCCACTGACCCGATATGTGCATCAGGCGGGTAGATACACCGACACCATTTTCGTTACTAACTGGGAATTGCGTATAACTTAGGCCATTATCGGCAAACGGTTGCTTGATCGCTTTAATGACCGAGGTTAGATCGGCATAGCTTGATTTAAAGAAAGGATTGGCACTGTCTTTAACAGCACCCCCCATCTGAGATTGTGCAGCACATAGTGCGCTGGCTA